TAGTTAGTTGAGATAGATTCAATAAACTATGAGAGTTAAATCTTATATCAGACACTACTACAAGTTACGAAACAAAAGAGTGATGAAGCTTTAATGCTGTTTGAGTAGGTTGAAGTCTAACATGAAAACCAGTTGATTTAGGGATTATAGATGATGTACACAAAGATAGAGCTGAATACGAGAGTGTAACAGTTAGAAATGGTGTTTGGGATTGGTACACTTCGGTATTCTTATCAAGACTGCATAAAGATTCAGCACAAGTATTAGTTATGACTCGTTGGTGAGAAGATGATTTGTTTGGTAGAATACTTGAATTAGAATGAGAAGAATGGGAAATTATAAATATACCTGTTGAAGTATACGAAGAAGGAGAATTAACAACAATATTCCCCGAAAGATTCCCTTATGATTTTATCCAACAAAAAAGAAAAGTTATGTGAGAAAGAGATTATCAAAGTCTATACATGTGAGACCCCATCAATGAATGAGGTTGAGCTTTTCAAAAAGATTATTTTCAGTATTATGGAAATCTTCCAGATAATTTAGAAATAGTTACATTTATAGACCCTGCAATAAGTCAAAAACAAGAGGCAGATAATACAGCAATAGTTACTATTTGATTAGATACTAGAAGTAATAATATTTATATTCTAGAAGTGAATGCATGAAAAATGCTACCCGACCAAATAATAGATGAAACATTTAAAACCTTTCTTAAATGGAAGCCACAAAGAATTGGTATAGAAATAGTAGCATATCAAAAAATGCTTGCTCTAGAGCTTAAAAAACAGATGAATATAAGGAATATATTTTTTGTACTAGATGAAGTAAACCCACAAGGAGAAAAAGAAGCAAGAATAAAAAGTATATTACAACCTAGATATGCTAATCGTAGTGTTTTTCATCATAATAGCTTTATAGATTTAGAATTAGAACTATTGAAGTTTCCAAATTGAAAACATGATGATAGAATAGATAGTTTAGCTAGTGCAATTAATATGATTAATACATTTAATTTATATAATAAACCTAAAATTTATGTGCCTAATTATATTTAGTTTGACTTGTTTATTAAATGAATATAATTAAAATAATAATTTATTATTAAACACTATGAATATAAAAGATTTTGAGAAAGTTTTAAGTGTACAAGTGCAAAAAGAGTATCAAGCTTGATTTGACCATATAAGACCAGAGAGGGAAAGGAAAAGAAATATATTACAAAAACTAATACAAACACAGGCAAAAGAATGACAAGTAAGAGTAAATTTACTTTGGAAAAATATTCAATTAGAACATTCACTTTTTGTATCTGATGATTTATCTATTACTACTTTATCAAATTGATGAATACTAGATGAAAAAATAATGGCTAATGCTAATCTTGTATTAAAATACGATGATATAGATATGGAACAAAGAGAAACTAGAGAAACGATAATTAATCATAATTGATTATATTGATTATCTGTAACAGTTATAGACGCTCGGGATGATGTTGAATATCAACCTATATGAGATGTTTTAGACCCTCTAGCTATAATAATAGACCCACAAAACTATTCTTGAAGTAAAATGAGATACTTTTGAGTAGAAAGAAGAGTAAATAAAGAATATATTGAAAATACTCCTTGATATTCTAAAGATATAACTTTTACAACTTCTTTAGAATTAGATAGAAATAAACAAAGTTCTGATTATGCAAATAATTTAAGATACTTAGTACAAAACGATGATGATTGATATATAGATATATATGATCATTTTACAATTTATAAATGAGCTAAGTATTTAACTACTTGGGCAAATGAAAGAAATATCTTGTTAAGAGTTGAAAAAATAGAAGGATTAAGTGCTGCAGAAATAAAAAAACCTAGTAAATGTAAGTTTCCAATTCAATTACACAGAAGAAAACCAAAATATGGTAGTGTATTTGGAGTTAGTATTGCAGATGAAGTATTGATGTTCCAAGATGCAATAAGTATATTAACTAACTTGCAATTAATCCAAGCTAATCAAATAGCATTATGACCAGATACTTTTGTAGATAGCAAAATATGAGTGGATACAGAAATGTTAAGTCAATGATTACCATGAGGAAGAGTTATTCCAGTTAACAATGTTAGTGGATTTCCAACACAAAATGGTATTTATACTAATACTTTATCAGCACCTAGTCAATTTATAGACAATCAAATAATGTCTTTAGAAAGTAGAGCAGAATGAACAACTACTATAAACAATCAAGCATTTTGAAATTCACAACCTTGAACTCAAACTAAAGCAGAAATACAAACACTGCAACAAAACACAAATCAGATATTGATGTGGATTTGAAACAATTATATGAAATGACAAAAAGAATACTGGACTGAACATTACAAAAGTTATTGTAAGTTTTTCAGTAAAGGGAAAAAGAATATTAGTTTGTTTCAAAAGTGAGTAGGAATATCTAAAAGTTTAATTAAAGAAGACTTTATATTAGACTGAAAAGTTAGTGTATTTATTTGAAGTAAAGCACAAGATGCCATAGAAAATGACAAAGAATTTAATAAAATAACTATCCTTGCAACATATTATCTACAAAATATGAAACCTTGATATGCTATGAATGACTTTTTAAGATTACTAGGTAAGAAATCAAATATTAGAGATTTTGATGAATATAGATATATTAGTCAAACTCCAGATGAGATGAATGCAGAAGCAAATCTAAGTCTAATAAATAAAAATATAAAAATACCTTGACCACAAGAATGAGAAGATTTCTTAACTTACATATCAATATATAGACAAGCACTTGATACAGATGTTAGAAGAGAAGTATTAATGCAATATGAAACGGCATATAAAACAATACAACAACCAACAGAAACATTACAAGAGAATGGAACATGAAATCAAAGTGTAAGTTGAATGGCTATGAATAACTTGCAACAACAACAAGTACCAAGTACAGCTTTAGTAGGTAATTAATAAAAATGATACTAACAGAAGAACAAAAACAAGAATTGAAAAACTTAAAACAACACCCTTGATTTAAGATACTAGAGATGATAGAATTAGAAGCGAGTAGAGATTTAGGCAAAATACTATCAATAGCTAACCTAGATGATGAAAATGTGCTTAAAACGATTAAAAAAAATCAGATATATATGACTGCTAGACAAGATTTACTCCAAAATGTTGACAATCATCTACAATCTATATATACTCCTATTAATTCTCTTTAGTTCCTAGAGATTACAAAGCAATTTGTAGTTTCTATGGAGTTTGAGATACTTTAAAAAAAATCTTAATATTTTACAGCTTAACAAAAATCTAAGAATGGCTGAATTAGAAGATGAAATAGAATTAGAGCAAGATATTGCAGATGATTTAGGTTCAGAAGATGATATATCTTATGACCAAGCAATGGAGTGGAAGAGTAAGGCAGAAAGACTAGATAAAGCAGAAAAAGCACTAGTAGAAAGAAAAAGAGCTGAGAAATTAGCTAAAAAAGATAATCCACAAGATTGAGATATGATTTCTAAAAAAGATTTAGAAATTAGAGAAGAAGTTTTAGATTTTATTTCTAATAATCCAGAGCTTAAAGAATATAAAGAAGACTTACTTAAATATAAGAAAGACTGATTTACATTAAGACAAGCAAAGGCGTTAGTAGAAGCAGATGATAAAACTATTGAAAACAGAAAAAAACTTGAAACAATGAATATAACTGACTGAGTTTCTTCTTGAAAAACTGTTTATTCTAGAGATGAATTAGCAAAACTTTCACAAAGTGAATATAATGCTGTGATGGATTTAAAAGATAAATGACAAGTAAGAATTAAGTAAGTTATTAATATAACTTAACTAAAATAAAATGGCAAATACAATCATAATCCCTACTTTATTCGCTAAAGAGGTAATTAGAAAAAGAGATATAAAAAATGTATTTTATAAATATACAAATAAAGAATATACTGGTGAATTAAAATCAGCATGAAATACGGTTACTGTACAAACTTTACCAACATTATCATTTACAACTGGTACAGCAGGTGATCCAATAACTGCATCTAACTTTACAATTACTTCTGAAAATTTAGTAATTAATACTACTAAATCACTTCTAATTGTTTTAAAAGATGTAGAAATGACTCAATCAAATCTATCATTAGAAGAAAGAGTAGCAGAAAGATTCGCAGAAGCAGAAGCAAGACTATTTGATGAAGCAGTTAGAGACCAAATTTTAGTTGTACAAGTTGCTGATATTCCTGCAGCTAATAAACTAAATAGTGGTGCTCCAATAACTTTAACTCCTGCTTTAGCATACACATCAATTTTAAATCTTAGTGAAGCATTAGATAATCAAAATGTTTCAGAAGATAGTAGAGTTGCATTTGTATCTCCTAACTTTTCTAACAACTTAATGCAATCTGGTTTCTTGGATGCTTCTGATGTTGGTTTAGGTGTTAGATTCAAAGGTTACATGGGTATGGTAAATGGTGTAAAAATAGTAAAAACGAATGCATTAACTGCTTCTAAAGAAGTTATAATGATGGCTGAATGAGCTGTAAATATGGTTGTTCAACTAAATCAATATGATGTTAGAAAAGGTACTGATGGTTTTTATGAAAACTTATTAGCAGAAGTAATCTACGGATTAAAAATCTTTGGAGAAAATGCTAAATCAATTGCAGTTCAATATGTTGCATAATACATTTGTATTATAAGATAACTTAAATATAATAAGAATAGGCTAACCCCTGTTCTTATTTTTTTATATAAACAATATGGAGTTTCAAACAACAGCAAATAGAGTAATAAATAGAGATGGGAAAACATATACATCTAATTCTAAAGGTATAATTATAGCAGATAATGCTAGTATGGAAGAATTATTTACTAATCTATGATTCACATGAAAATCACAAAAAAAGAAATAAAAGAGTGCGAATTTACTGATTGAGTAAAAACACTTGTATTAGATATAGAATACACACATAAAAGAAAAAAAGGTAGGATTTTAATAAAAGACTACAAAGCTGAGTATGAAAAAGACTATATTAAACAAGTTAGAAAAGAAGTTCAAAAAACTTATAATATAACACTAACAAAATGACAATAACACAAGAATTAATAGACTTTAGGGTGGATAATTCAGTTGATATAGCTCAGTTATCAGATGTAGTATGATTAAGATACTATAATGATTGAAGAGATATATTAATAGACAAGATTATATCAATTAAAGAGGATTTTTTCTATAATTATATAACTTGAAATATAGCAATTAATCAAGTTGAATATACTATTCCTCTAAGATGAGATTTAGATTGAGCAGGTAATCCAATGTGATGACTAATCAAACTTAAATCATTATCTAGGAAGTTTAAAACAACTGATACAGAATTTAGTAAAATAGATGGTAGAGTTTTAGAAAATCTAGAAAATGATCTAGAAACTTATGAAACACTAAATGAAGAATTTTTCACATTAAGTGATAATTCTGTATTTTTGTATCCAAAACCAACAGAGTCAATAACTTGATGATTAAAAATGTATGGTATAATCTACCCAATCAAACTAGCTATATGAGATACAGAAACAATACTAAGTCAATATAAAAAAGCAATACTTGTTTATGTTGCTTATAGATATTTTTCATGAAGAAGTATGTATAACGAAGCACAAATGCAATTAAACTTATTTTATGCAGAATGTGATAGAATTGCAACCTCGTTATCATGAAGAATACAATCCCCAAAACCTAGAACATTACCTAGCTTATCTCACTTAACTTAGAAAAATGATACCATTAAATATAGGTTGGAATAATTTTACTGGTTGATTAGCTGACCAAAAATACCAAGCACCTGCAGGTAGATATTCAAAAGCATATTGATTTGATACTTGAAGATATGATGTTAAAGCTTCTAATTCTAATAACTTAGTACATACTTATCCAGTTAAAATTAATGCTGTTTTTGCATTAGAAAAGATTAATTGAAGCTCAGATAATATAATATGGTTAGATAGTTGAGCAATATATCATAATACAACTCTTAGAAATACACTTGCATCATCAAAACAATGATATAATATATGATTTATGCAACCAATAGGTTCAGCTGTGTATAAACTATATTATTTTCATTTTACAATACCATGAATTCCAATTAAAAACATCCACAGGACAAAGATAGATGGAACTTCACTTGAAACAGATTATAGATCATATACTTCATCAGTTGGAAATAGTTTTGTCTATCCACCATGACAGCCAAGTCCGATGATTTTGATTAGTGAAGGAAACAGAATAGTTTTTAGTTATTACAATGAAATATGGCAAATAAGCAATTCAGAAGTAGTTACTAAATTAATCAGTTTTCCAACTGAACAAAATGTGGTATGAATAACAGAGTTTCAATGAAGTTATAAAGTTTATACAACTACTGCTTTTTCTACTTCAAAAATATATACTTGGTCTTGAATAGATACTTTACCAGATATTAGTGTTGATTTAAGGGGATTAGCTATTACATGATGAGTTGGTAATTTAGGTGCTTATGATTATATAATGGCTGATTGAAGTCTATATTTAATAGCGTGAGTACAATATCAAAAACTGTATCATAATATTGGATGAAGAATTGTATCAACTTATGATGATAAAGTAGTAATAGAAAAAGGAATAGACTGAAAAATGATGTTATTTGAGTATGGAGCAAACCCTTGATATGCTAAATGATTAAATCCACTATATATAGTAGATATTACAAGTCAAACTACTTGAATTACAGCAATTGATTATAATTCAAATTGATTAGTTTTTGCTTCATTTACTAAGTTATATAGAACTTTTGGTACACGAGAAACTTGAAGTATTACTTGTTATTTAAAAAGTATGGTGTTTGTCTGAGACAATATACAATACGAAAAATTAATAGAAGAAATAATTTTAAAGTTTAGTTGAGTAACTAACACTCTTGACTTATATGTACAAATAAATGAAAGTTGAACTCGGGTTCATATATGGACTTGAAATAGTTCTAGTATAAGCACAATCAATCATTGAATAAAGATATATAAGAATATGTTTTTAAATCCTATATGAAACTTTAACACAATTAAATTTCAAATATGATTAACGCATACATGAACAGCTTCGGGTAGAATATATTGATTAGATTTAGTAGGTAAACAAGATATATGAAAATAGATGAATGAATCAATTTTGATGATACTAATAAATGACTAAACATAATAGAAGAAAAACCTCTAGATTATTATACTGATATGTATACAGCGTGACAAACTAAGCAAAAACTAAAGATAGGTAGAGAAGTTGAATGAAGTAGTAGTTGAGGATGAAGTGTAAGCTTATGAAGTTTTACAATTACAGCAACTTGAGATATAGTAGTAACTTGATTATGATTTAAACCAACTAGTGTTAGATTTGATGTATGTGACCAAGTTTGATTAAGTTGAAGAACTTGAACTTGAGTAATGACAAGTACACAACAGTATGCTATTAATAATTCTTTATCTACACAAATAACAAGTAATTGTTTATATTATTGAGACCCTGTAAAAGCAAGACTTATATATGTAAGTATGGATAGTGATTGATTTACAGTTAATTGTAGTTATTTTGCAAATACATCT